CCGACTCAGGGTTGACAATATCTATTTCAAGGCCAGCCTCGACTCCCGGCTGCGCAAAGGGGTCTTGCCCCATTGGGCGTTCTATCGCCATTTATCCATTTTTCCTGAAAGTTTGAGGGCGAGCAGCGCCACTGCCACGGGCCACTGTTCCACCACCTTTCATCTTTTTAACCTTGCCGCCCTTATCGTATTTAACCCTGGCCTTGCCTGGTTGTTCTTCCTTGCTGTCGTAATAGCTAGGCATTCTCCTCTCCCGTTCTGTAAAACTTCTTCTCCCACTCCTTGTGCCTTTTTACAGGCTCTCTGAAGTAAGGAACCCATCGAGCGGCTTTTAGTATCAGCCAGTTTACCCAATTCCAAGGTACAGGCAATGGTCTCATATAGTCAATAAACAATACTACCCGATTGTTATTGCTCAAATTTACAGCAAAATGCTCATAGGTGTCATCAAAAACCACCGCCTCCCCGTTTTTCCAGCGATATTCTTTCTTGTTACAGACCAGGATTGACTCCCCGTCCGCAGGGATCATCATGCCTAAATGAATACGGATAATCCCGCACCACGGCCCCTCATGGGGCATCAGCATCTTGTTAGGTCCGATCACTGAAAAATACGCCGAGACAATATTCCTGTTGCTGTCGAGGATTTCCATTGTTTTGGGAACCTGCTCACAATTTCTTTTGAAGCGATAAGTCCCCGCTTTGAGGAAAAACATCTTCCATTTTTCATCATTGGAAATATAAACCTGGTCAGGGCTGATGTCCTGAAAGGGCGCAAAATCAGCCACACGTTCCATAAGGGGTTTAAGCTCGGCAAGAATTACCTCGTAATTATCTTCAAGTTCCTGCGTAACCGGGAAGTCTTTTTTATCAAAAAAATCATTATCGCCTGCCAGAGACTTTCTCCTGAAAACAGGCCGGAAGAGCTTTTCCACCCAGTATTCGTTAATGATTACATCGGCCATCAGTAATAAGCCGCTCTTTTACGATACATGGGTTCATCTTCCTCGTCAGTATTCAGGCGCAGAAACCCTCCCTGCCTGAAACGTAACAAAGCCTGGGTGCTGCTATCCACCAGGTCATCATGCTCTCCCACCGGAAACGCAGCAAATTCCTCTATGACCATCTCAGCAAATCTTGTTTCAGGACACCACACCACGCCCGATGCAAAGAGATCCGCCACGGCGTTAACCCGCGCCACCTTGTCATTGCCCCTTGATGGCGTGTACTCAGAAACAGGAATACCCATAGCGCGTAATTCAAAGACCAATGGCGTACCTGCCGCTTTCGCCTCAACGATGCAGGCATCGGGTTCCCAGTTATTGTAGAACTCCATTGCCATTTTCTTCAGTTCAGGGAACTCCAGCCGTTCTTTATGGGCATCGAGCAGGATAATATTGGGCCGTGTCTGTCCATCGTCATCGGGCTGGTAGAAAACGCCCCAGGTGGTGCAGGCTGAGAAGTCAGCCCTGCGGGTTTTGAGAAAAGCCGTATCCCATGACTGGATAATAAACTCGCATTGCGGAGGGCGCTCTCTTTCCCAGCGTTTCCACCATTCCCGCTTGACCAGCGCACCGCCCTCGGAGGTCGGTTCCTGCTGGTACTGGGCTTCCCACTTGGGCGCAGGCAGTTCACTTCTCAGTGCAAGCAGTTCTTCCTGGCTCCAGAACTCCGGCCAGAGTGCATTACCGGAAGGCATGATGGCCGGAAACTCAATCAGTTCCCAGTCATCCACGCCCTCTCGCTGGGTAGAAGATTTAATGATTTTCCCTGTCAGGTCGCGCAGATGCCAGCGGGTCATAACAATAATGATTGCCCCGCCGGGCTGTAATCTCTGGCGTGGACCCGAGGTATACCATTCATAAGTTTTATCAAACACAGACGCATCAACGCTCTGACCGTCCTGCTCGGAGTGGGGATCGTCAATAATCAGCAAATCCGCACCTTTACCTGTAACAGCACCGCCCACACCGATAGCGAAGTATTCCCCGCCCTGGCTGGTGCTCCAGCGTCCTGCTGCCTTTGAATCTGCCCTGAGTGCCAGTTCAGGAAAAACTTCTTTGAAATCATCGGAATCGACAAGGTTCCTGACCTTGCGCCCGAAACCCACGGACAGTTCTGCGGTATGGGAAGCCTGGATAACTTTCTTCCCCGGGTTCTGGCCTAAAAACCATGCGGGTAACAGGTAAGAAGCAAATTCTGACTTGGTGTGTCTTGGGGGCATATTGATAATCAGGCGCTTGAGATCGCCCTTGATTACCCTTTCAAATGCCTCGGCAACAACCTTGTGATGCCTGCCCTCGATAAATGCGGGCCATACATAATTGACAAATCCCAGAAAAGATTCCCTGGCAGATTCTTTCTTTTTGGCTTCTTCCAGATTTTCGAGTAAATCCAGAACTTCACGCTGGTCTTCAACAGGAAGATTCTTTACCTGATTCAGAGCTTTCAGGTTTATTCCTTCAAGCATTTATTTTGTTCTCGTTGCTCTGGATGATCTTTCCAAAGACGTTACAAGATCATCATAAGAATCAAAAGAGCCGGGATGAATCATCACATCCCTGCTAGACCGAGGCCATACAGGAGCATGATCTGAGACCCTAACCGTTTTACCCGTATCAGGATGGACATAGTAATCTGATATAGAAGAGCCACCAGATTCAGGATTATATGACGATGACGAACCCCACCATGACTCTCCTGTAACTGGGTCAGTATATCTTTCACGCCTATAACCTAATCTTTCTAAATTAGATTCCACCTCTTCTAGGCCCGGCCAAAATAGAGTTTTTCTTGGATGACGAGCGGCCCATTCAGCTTCTTCAGCATAAGCCCGAATTGCTTTTTGTTTTTGACTAACCCTTGCATAAACTCTCTCTACCGCAGACGGATCACCAGACTCAAACTTTGATCTGGATATTTTCGTTTTTCCTCTAGTAAAAAGTCTCTTGAAAGATGTCGGATACTTTTCTGCAAACTCAGCAATGACCCGCATTTTATTTACAGGCTCTGATGCCGTTATGCCACGGGAAGCTCTGGCAGCATCACTTGCAGCCTTTGCAACTCTTCTCCCCCGAGTAATCGCGCCAATACCGGGGATTGCCCCAAGTGACTGCAATGCGGCTATGCCCAGATTACCTTCTCTGACATTTTCAATGAGACCTGGCATCGGGTCACCGGAAAAAGCCCGGGACAAGGGTACATCTCTGGATGGAAACTCAGGATAACCGCCAAGGATATCTGCGGCCCCGGTTATAACTGTCGGGTCAATCTGGGCAGCAATATATGCTGCCTGTGCGGGTGTCAGCTTCATAGGCTCTTCAGGGGGTAATGCAACCCTGTTAAAGCCCCCCAACTGCGGAACAGGCGCTCCTGATTTATTCATAAACCTCATCACCCGATCCACCGTCGAAGGGTCAGTACCCTGGGTGACATCAACGATACCGCCATCCTGGTAGCCGGAGGCATGGATTGCCCTTCCCTGGCGTTCGGCCTGTGCTTTAGTGGGATAGACCTTCCCTGACTGGCCCCAGCGATACCCGCCCTGTACCTTGCGTACAGGCATTATTCGGTCAACTTGTCTACTATTGCGCGGTTTTCGATATGCTCTGCGGCAATATCTTCCTTGGACTGCCCGTGATAAGGCACTGCATGACCTTCCTGGCACATCAGGTCATTGGCGCATTGGCCGTATTTATTGATGATTTTGCCGAGAATACGCCCGAATTTGCCCCTGCCACTGCCCTTGGCAGTCTCAAGGGTGATCTGGTAATCCTCCGCTTCAATGAAATCGACAAGGTATTTCTTGGCAAGCAGGCCGTATTTCTTCTCAACCTTGTCGCGGGTACGCGATTCCGGCGTATCAATGCCGTAGAGCCTGATGCGTTGTTTAGCGAGGATAACCTTAAAGCCAAGGTCTATATCACAATCAACGGTATCGCCATCAATGATACGGGTGATCTTCGCTTTGTACTGATACATCAGTCAGGAACTTTTAATGGACCGGCTCATGTTCAGGCAATTCATCGACATCTTCAGTACTGAATTCATTACTTATTTCTGCAATAGAGGCCAGTTTTGCCTCAAGCAGACTTTCAATTTCAGAAGATGAGCGTTCCTTGCTCTCAATGGAAATATCGGTACGCATCATCCCGCTGACACGGGCAAGAAGCTCTGCACTGCGTAACTGGCTGGATGTGGCTTCTATTTCACCATCTATCCATGTCCTGAGTTTATCGAGAACCCGCTGGGAATCACTTAAAACCAGCAATTCCTGCTTTTTCCTGATTTTTTCCTGATTTTGGGAAATAACTTTCCTTTCCACATCAATCAGTTCACCGATGGTTTTACTTGCCAGTAACCTGCAAGCCTCGACTCTCTGGGCGTTACGAGGGAATAGTTCCTTGTATCCAGCCAGGGTATAGGCATCCGTGGCCGTTACCGGATCGTTATTCTCATCACAGCCATTAGCAATCAGCTTGGCAAATCTTTTCTGCTTTTCTGTCGCCATAGGAGTCTTTTAAGTGATTGACTCAGCAGAATATAGCAGAAATCAGGCAAAAGGTTAAAAAAACGACAGAGCGGCTCTCAGGGGTGAAGCTGAGTATTTAACGGAAGATGTCTGCCCAACCAGAGGAATTCCGTACCCCGCCCTGCCGTAAACCGATCACAGGAATATTATAGTCCTATAGGAATATTCCTATAGATATATAACTTATAAAAAACTAGGAATATTCCTAGTATCTAGGACTGTTCTATCTTAGGACTATCCTATCTAGGTGTATTCCTATAGGGATTATACACACAGTAATTACAAAGGAAGAAAAAAGCAAATTTTTTGCAGAAAATTTTTAGGGCTTTGGTTTCAATTTTTTGCAGAAAATTTAAAGGGGCCGGGAGTCCCAGGGATGTTTCAGGCAAAAAAAGGGATCGGAATGAATAACGATTGTACAGATGTCGGGACTAAATGAGAAATTAACGAATTATTTGAGGGGATTACTATATATATAGAAGAGCACGACGGGCAAGCCTAGCAGGGGGGTCGGGGGTAGGGGATGGACTCCCCCGAGCGAAACCTTATTTTTCGCGAATGCCCGCACCATTTTTTGATTGTCGCAAAATTCTGCCTGGTCACACCTCCCGTCTAGTCAATGTATATGACACGATACAGGAATACATATGTCGCGTCAACACCTATCGGCTATTATTTCGATATTTTTTCTAGTCTGCGCCAGTGCATATATATAGGTATATTGGTTCTGTCGTTGCAATGACAGTCGTCATAGTCTAATATTCGTTTATCGGCTCGACGTTGTCCGGCTTTTAGGATTCACCAGGGCCACCAATTAGGGACTTACTGGGGAGAACTAACAATGGCACAAGCACACAGAAACACTCTTAAAAGATGTTCCAGGGAAGAATACGCGGCATATATACGGACGCTAAAGCACGAACAATCCAGGCCAGTAGAAGGTCATGCAATTGGCGTGATGCAATGGATTGACGAAGATAACCTTATTATCGCTCAAGCGATATATCAGAACGGTTCTGTTCAGTATCAGATTAAAATTACCAAATAGGGGAACGACCAATGGCAAAACGCGACATTAAAACCGAAATTACCACCAAGATAATAGACCTTATCGACACGCACGGCGCGGACTGGGTAAAACCCTTTAGTTCATTGTGCGGCTCGCCAGTCAATGCCTTAACCGGTAAATCATACCGTGGCATGAATTCATTCTGGCTCGGATTGCAGGGACAGACATACTGGGCTACCTACAAACAATGGCAGGAACTAGGCGCACAAGTATTAAAAGGATCGAAAGCGTCAGGCATAGCGGTACCGATGCCCATTAAGGACAAGAAAACGGACGAAGTGACCGGTCTGTATTTCCGGGGTGCTTCCGTGTTTTCAGCGGCCCAGGTTGAAGGTTGGGACGCTCCTACCGTAGACACCCCGGACCTAACCGAGATATTGGCTAATGTTGACGCCTATATACAGAATGTCGGCTCAGATATTCGGCACAATTCATCTGGCGGCGCGTACTACAATCCATCTAGTGACTTCATCCAGATGCCGCACCGTGAGCAATTCACCGATACCGATACCAGTACCGCTACAGAATGTTACTACAGTACGTTACTACATGAGCATACCCACTGGACGGGTCACAAGTCTCGCCTGGATCGACTCGAACAGAAAAACAAGCGCGGG